TCTTCGGCTTCGCTTTTTTTGTTGTCGTACTGCCACTGGCGGACCCCGTCCTTCTGGGCGACGTCGTGGAAGCGGTCGCGGTAGATGCCGGCCTCGGCGGGCAGGGCGCGGTAGCGGCGCCACTGATCGGCGGCGAGGCGCAGGACCAGTTTTTCTTCGGCGGGACCGACGGGCTGAAAGCGGTCGAAGTGGTCGTGGATGAGGAGGAGGAATTCGGCGGGGTCTTCGTCGAGGAGGATGTGTTTGTGGGCGCGCAGGCCGTGGAGGAGGCGATTGCGGCTGGAGGCTGCCTTCCCTGCGGCGCTGCGCGGTCCTGTACTCTTCTTGGCATTCTCACGGTTGGCGTTGATCTGGGCCTCGGTGGGTTTGCGGGGTTCGTTTGTGTTTTCCATATATGTATTGGCGGGCGCTGTGGCCCAATCTCCACCTTGACTGTATGGGAGGGGCGAGGGCGGAGTCGGGGGGCATTTGGTGCAAGTGGTTGAAAACGATTGGGGAGATAATTTTTCTCGAGCAGTGAACGACCATAGCCTGCGGCCACAGCGGCGTATGTAAGGGCGCGCTATCCGCGCGCTGGCGGCCTACGAGGCCGCCACAGGCTGCGAGCCTGCCCCACTCAGCTCGGTCACACGTCGAGAAATATATTCTGCACTTTCAAATTCTGTCACTTAGCCAGATTTGCGATCTGGATGCGTCAGTTCGGATGTTAGTCTCAAATCAGGAATAGGGTTTTGCGGATGACAGAACAACGGCAGAACAGAGCGCGGATCGTCAAGAAAGCGATTGCAAGCATCGAGGCGAAGCTGGGTACGGAGGCTATAAAGCCGACGTTGGCGGACCTGGTGCGATTGCTGCAGATGGAGCAAGAACTGGATGAAGAAGAGCCGCGCGAAATCAGGGTGCGATGGGTAGAGTCAGACACGGCAGAGTCATCGATCAAAAAATAACCTATGATGCGCTTCCTTCACAAAAAACATTTCACGAGTGCAAGTCGCGGTTCAAGGGCTTTTCCGGACCGATCGCTTCCGGCAAAAGCCAGGCACTCTGTCAGGAGGCGCTTATGCTCAGTTATTGCAACCAAGGCAGGCTTGGTCTAATCGGCGCACCGACTTATCCGATGTTACGCGACGCCACGCAGACTACATTGTTCGCGATTATGGACGCTCAGGAAATCCCGTACGAGTACAATAAGGCTGAGAACATGCTGACGATGAAAGACACCAGGTCGCGCATTATCTTTCGGCCGGTGGACGACTTTGAGCGGTTGCGCGGGACCAACCTGGCATGGTTCGGGATCGATGAGTTGACTTACTCCCCAGAGGGCGCCTGGTTACGGCTGGAGGGACGGCTGCGCGATCCACACGCCGATATCCTTCGCGGCTTCGCTGTATGGACACCGAAAGGTTATGACTGGGTTTATCAGAAATTCATTGCGGATCCGGTGGCGGGATACAGCGCGATCATGGCGCAGCCTCACGAAAACCGGTTTTTGCTCGAGAAAGTTCCGGACTTCTACGAGCGGTTGAAGAACAGCTACGATGAGACCTTTTATCAACAGGAAGCCCTCGGGCAGTACCTGAGCCTGCAGGGCGGACTTGTGTACAGCGCCTTCAGCCGCCGCGATCATGTGAAGACCCTGCGCGTGAACCCGAATTGCCCGCTGCTGTGGGCGTTGGATTTCAACGTGGATCCGATGTCTTCGGTCGTAGCGCAGATCGAGGGCCGGACGGTATTGGTGCTGGACGAAATCGCACTGCGGCACGCCAGCACGCACGAAGCTTGCGAGGAGTTTGACAAGCGTTTTCCCAATCACAGGAGCGGGGTCGTTGTATACGGCGACGCATCCGGAAATAGTCAGCACACCACGGGCAATTCGGATTATCAGATCGTGCGGGAGTACTTTGGGATGAGCTACGGCACACGGCTGTCGTATAAGGTGCCTAAAGCCAACCCAAGCGTGCGGGAACGGATCATGCTGACTAACGCGAAACTGCGCACTGCGAGCGGCGAGATACGGCTGCTGGCGGACCCTAAGTGCAAGGAGTTGATCAAGGACTTCGAGCAGGTATCGTACAAGGCGGACAGCAATGCAATCGACAAGGAGAAGGATCGCCGCAGGACCCACCTTTCGGACGCGTTGGGTTACTTGTTGTGGCAGGAATGCAGACCGCAAGCGGCGATCGGCGAACATCAGGAGCGGCTGATTTGAGGACCAGATGGTGAACATCGACCGAGAGCATCCCGAGTATGTTGCCAAGAAGGCGATGTGGAGGAAGTATCGGGATCTTTACGCCGGCGGCGAGCAGATTCGGGAAAACGCCTTCGAATACCTGGTGAGACGGCACAAGGAGCCCAACGATATCTATGCCGAGCGGCTAAGCCGGGTCTTCTACGAGAACTACATCGGCTCGATTATCGACTGGTACGCGGCGACGCTGATGCGGCGCGAGGCGGCTTTGCTGTTCGACGGCAACGACGACGCGGCAAAGGGCTTCTACAACCTATTTGCCGAGGACTGCGACCTGAAGGGAACCACGATCGCGGAGTTTTTCCGCCAGCGGATCGTGCAAACGCTGGTGCAGGGGGCGAGTTATATCGTAGTGGATTTTCCACGATCACCCGCTTCCGTCAGCAACCGCGCGGAGGAGGATGCGGTGGGACGGTCCCGGGCGTATCTGGCGGATTACTCGCCGGAGGAGCTGATCAACTGGAGCTACGACGACCGCGGAGGGCTGGACTGGGCGGTGATACGGACTTCATCGCTCCGCAAGTCCAAGGTCACCGAGAGCGACTGGACTCGTGAGACGCGCTGGATCTACTACGACCGGCAGAATTATCAGGTCTATCAGCAACTGAAAAACAAAGAAGTGCGGAAGGTGGATGAAGGACTGCATGGCCTGGCCGGCCAGAACCGGGTTCCGATCTTTCCGTTGCGGGTGACGGAAGGACTTTGGTTGATGAACAAGGCGGCCCTGCTGCAAGTGGAGCACTTCAATAAATCGACCGCGCTTTCCTGGGCGCTGACGATGGGTTTGTTTGCCTCCCCGGTAATTTACTCGGACCGCGAGTGGAACCAGATCGTGGGTGACTCCTATTTTATTCAACTGGCTCCGGGGGACCGATTCGGGTGGACCGAGCCGGAAGGCAAGGTTTACCAAATCGCGGCCGACAATCTGCTCCAGCTCAAAGACGAGATTTACCGGGTGTGCTATCTGCTTGCGCACGCGGCCGGGTCGGACTCGTCGAGCCAGCACCAATCCGGCGTCAGCAAGCAAAGGGATTTCAGCATCACGCAGGAGGTCCTGCGGGCGTACGGCGACGCGGTGAAGGAGGCCATGAAGGCGGTCTTGCGAGCCATCGTGGCGGCGCGCCAGGATAACATTTCCATCGATGTTTCAGGGCTTGACGAATTCGATATCGCCGATTTCAGCAATGAACTGGACGACGCGCGAAAACTGCTCACTTTGGGAATAGAGTCCGAGACGATGAAGAAGCAGGTCTTCAAGAAACTGGCGTTCAAGTTTTTGTCGGATGTGCGGCAGGAGATCAAGACTCAGATCGCACAGGAGATTGAAAACCAGGGATGAGGAGGTGTCGAGACGAGTCTCGACACGGCACGCATAAGTGCGTGCGCCACGTTGGGGAAAGGGGTTATGGACGACACAGACGTACAAGCGATTGTGAAGCACGCAATTCAGGAGTTCATCCAGGAGCAACAGGCCAAGAGCGAACCGGCCTACAAAACGGAACTCGTGGAGGAACGCAAGCGCCGCGAGCAACTGGAGCGGCGGCTGAACGAAGTGGAGGAAGAGAGCAAGCGCAGCCGGCAGGCGGTGGAGCAGGCAGAGAGAGGCGCGGCCATCCGGGCGGAACTGCAACGGTTGGGGGTTGCGAAGGTCGACCTGGCATACCGAGCGGTACACGACGGCGTATTCCGCACGGAGGACGGCCGGCTGCTGGCGCATAGCGACGAAGGCGAAGTGCCGCTCAAAGAGTACTTGAGCAACTTTGTGAGCGAGAATCCGGAGTTCCTGCCGGCGCGGATATCCGGAGGATCCGGGATCACCGCCGCGCATAAGGCGCCGCGGGAAAGCACCGAAAGCGTGGACATAGAGGGGATCCGGCCGGGAATGAGTTCCGAACAGATGGAAAGAGTGCGGAAGGAGATCTTACGCGTCGCTTCGCAAAATCTGCGCGGCATATAGGCACGGCAAACAGGAACGCCTAATTTCAATGGACAGGCAAAAGAGCTTAATCAACTTAGGAGAGTGAATGGCGATAATTACTTCAGCTAATGTGGCCAGCGCGATCGTGAAGCTGGTGGCGGCAGACGCTCTGCCCGCCTTGGTCGGGAACCTAGTGATGGGTAACCTGGTCAACCGCGATTATGAACCCGTTTTGGCGCAGGCGGGGGACACGGTGAACATCCCGATTCCTCCGGTGCTGGTAGCCAACAACATCGCAGAAGGCGGAACAGTTCAAGCGCAGAACCCGAATCTGGGGAATGCGCAGATTGTGTTGAACACACACGCCGAAGCGACGTTCCAAATTCCGGATGTGACCAAGGTGCTGGCGGTTCCGGACTTACTGCAGGTATACATGCAGCCCGCTGTTGTGGCCATAGCCGAGAGCATCGAGACCAGCCTGCTGAACCTGTTTGCGGGGTTCACGGCGAATACGCCTGTGGGCACGCCGGGGACGCCACTGGTAGAAGCGGTGATCGATCAGGCAGAGAGCGCCCTGTTCACGGCGAAGGTTCCGGCGTCCGAACCGAAATACCTGGTGGTGGACGCCGCAACGTATTCCCAATTGCGGCAGATCGAACGTTTCAGCGAGTTTCAGACGGCCGGCGAGGCGGGGCTGCGGGCTTTGATCGACGGGACGGTGGGGAAGATCAAGGACTTCTTCGTGATGCGGTCGCAGTTTGTGGCGCATACCGGCAGTTCGCCGTTGACGACCCACAACCTGGCCTTCACTAAGCCCGCGGTTGGCCTGGTGATCCGGAGACTGCCGCAGCCGTTGTACGGCACGGGCGCGGTGGCGCACTACGCGGAGATGGGGAACTTCGGCATGCGGGTAGTGATGAGCTACCAGCCGAATACACTCGCGCAGCAGTTCACGGTGGACGTGCTGTACGGTTGCGCGGTGATCCGCAACAGCTTTGGCGTTCAGGTAAATGCGTAGCGGACGCAAGCGGCACTGGGTTTAGCTCCGTCTTCCAGGTCTAATCCAGGGCCTTTCAGGCAAGTGTCCCGAGGAGTCGGGACATGGCACGCCACGGGCGTGCGCCACGTACTTACCGGCTTTAGCCGGTAGTCATTAAACGAATAACAAGAGAAGGGGTCGGGTAGATCCGACCCCACATGAGACAACCATGGACTTACAAGTATATTTCAAGAAGATTCGAGCGATGGAGGAAAGCCTAGAAGATCCTTCGCCGGTGGTGGTCAGCCTCGAGACTCAAGATGGCGGACGGGAAGGGGTGCGCACCGAGGTTTCACGCCGCATCGCGGCCAGGATGATCGTGGAAGGCGCCGCGCGGCTGGCGACGGCCGAGGAAGCGCGCGAGTTCCAAGAGCAGAAGACGGAGGCGAAGCGCCAAGCGGATCAACTGGCGGCAGCGTCGCGGGTGCAATTCACCGTTATTTCACCCAACGAGCTCCGCAAGCTGAAGGGCGGCGCACAAATGGGCAAAGAGTAGGCTGGCGAAATGGCGCTATTCACAGACGGAATATCGACGATCCAGGATCTCATGCGCCAGGACTCCTCTGTGCTGGCCACGGCGCAAACGGAGAACATCGATCTGAGCCAAAAACTGGCGCTGGCACTGCAAGAGGTCGGTATCGAAGTGACCACCCTTCTGCAACGCAGCAACACGTACGACTGGCAGTTCTGGCTTCAACCGGACCCTCAGTTGAACAACATAGTGGTCACGCCGCCGTTGCAGCTCTGGCACGTGTTCCAGACCCTGATGCTTGTATATCAGGATGCGTACTTCAATCAATTGAACGACCGCTATAAGGGCAAGCGGGACCAATTCCAGCAACTGGCTAAATGGGCCATGGACAAGCTTGTTCAGACCGGGATCGGCATTGCGTCGGACCCGATCCCGCAGGCGGCTCCGCCGCAACTGACATCAATTCCCGGCGGTCAACCGGCAATGACCTACTGCGCGAGCGTGTCGTGGCTGAATGTAGAAGGCGAGGAGGGGCAGGCCAGCAATCCAGGTATTCTTACCGTGGCGGCAGGGAATACATTGCTGGCGCAGCCGGTCAATCAACCGGCTAACGCAACGGCTTGGAATGTGTACGTTGGCCTGTCGCCCACGGCAATGGCACTGCAGAATACGTCGCCGCTGGCGTTAGGCCAAGTCTGGGTCCAGGCAGGGCCAGTCTCCACTTTGGGACAAGCGCCCTGGAGCGGGCAGGCGCCAGACTATCTTCGCGCGCTGCCGCGAGTTATTCAGAGGGGTTAGAGAATGGCATGGGTCGGCAGCACGGTCACCGCGCAGGTAGTCACACTCCTTAGCGCGCCGCAGGGACTGAACGCCTGCGTATCGACGCTAGCTGAGGCCGAGAATGTAACCCTGCCACCGGTCGGGCAAAATCAGATCCTGGCGCAGAACGTAGCGATTGAACTGGCGGAGCGCAGCACCGACGTGCAGTATCCGGCGGTAAACGTGTACTGCGAGAAAATTGTGAACCAGCTCAAGGAGAAGTTCCGGAACTTCTCCGGAAAGGCCATGATGGCGATTGAGGTGCGGGTCTCACAGGACAGACTGGAAGGGATCGAAACTCGACTGCACACCTATGTCGACGCTGTGACCCAGGTTCTGGATCAGAACCGGGGCGATTGGGGTGAAGGAATGTACTACGCCGGATGCTACGAAGCGGCTTTGAATCCGGTGAAGCATGGTGGACAGAACTTCATCCAGGTAGGAAAGGTCACTTTCGAAGTAGGAGTGAGCGACTAGGGCTATGGCTTCATATATTTCATCCAATGCCAACCGTTTCTATACGGGATTGGAAAGCAACTACGGACAGACGCCGGCCATCGCTGCGCAGAACCGGTTTCCGGCAGTGAAGCTGACGGCCAAGAATCAGTTGGAGAAGGCCGACCGGCGGGACAAGACGGGTAGCAGGACTTTCGTGGGAATACCTGCGGGGCTGCGGCGCACGACCAGTTTCGACGTGACCACCTACATGACGAGCTGGGGGGGACAGAGTTCGGGCGCATCTTATGGGCCGCTTTTTCAGGCCAGCATGGGGGCCGCTCCAATTATGTACGCGGGAGGGGCGGCCGCGGCAGGTTCCAGCAGCACGTCGCTGGTGTTCGCGGCGCCACACGGGCTCACCGCGGGACAAGGCGTGTCATGCAACGGCGAGATTCGGTTTGTCACGGCAATCGCGAGCGCGACGGCCGTGCAGGTGAACGCCCCATTCTCCAGCGTTCCGGCCCCGGGAGCCGAGATCGCTCCGAGCATTTCTTATTTTCCCGCGACAAAATTGCCAAGCGTCAGCATTTTCGACTATTGGGACCCCAGCACCGCGCTCCAGCGGATTCTTTGCGGTGCAGCCGTAAACCGGATGACCGTAAAGGTGAATGGCGATTTTCACCAGTTTGAGTTCGAGGGAATGGCGCAAGACCTGATCGACAGT